AGCTGTCATAGCCTCTTCAGCACCTACTTGAGCAAGAAATCCTGAAATAGTTCTGTTTCCAAAAACTTCAGCTTCCTTCTCCATAAGGTCTGGTAAATATTGTTGCGCCCAACCAGCGGTTGCGGTCGCAGTAAAATCGATGTAGTTTGAAGCTAGTGTTTGTTGCTGTGGAGCAGCTACACTATTTAACAAACTACCTGCAGTAATTGCCATAATTGTAAATTTTAAGGTTAAATAAATTAATTTCGTTTTCTAATTTTAAAGCTTTTTGAATCTTGTCCTAAAACTTTAAACTTTAATCCACCTGTATCAACATTGTCACTATGAACTTGATTTGGCTTCATGTCTACGTTCTTAGCTTTCGCTACGCTATCTTTTAAAGCATCAGCTTTACCTTGTTCGTAGAAGTGTTTTGCAATAGCATCCGCGTTCATAGCTGTGTAAAGTGATTTGTGATAATCCTTAGCGTTGTTTATCGTACCATCTTCGTTTAGAAACTTTCCTATGAAGTTGTTGATGTCGCTTTGAGTTTGTTTCACTTTATCAGCATTATTGACATTAAACCTGTACTTCTTATCACCGACTTCGTATTCAAAACCTTTGAATTTATCGTTAAATAAGTTTTCAGTTTTTTTGTCAAATACAGACTTAGCTGCTTTTGCTTTCGCTTGAGTCTCTTCAGACTCTTTGTTATAGCGATTGAAAAAATTAATTGCCTTTTGCTGCTCTTCAGTGAGCTTGCTTCCAGCTTTAATTTCATCATAATATTTAGACTTTTGCCCGTCTAAGTAGGCTTTAGCCTCGGCAACTTGCTCTTTTAAGGCTATTTTCTTTCTTCTAATATCTTTTTCATCATCAAGCTCTTCATCAAAAGAAAAGTTTTCTTCCATTAAAAACGATCTCTCTTCTGCGTCAAGATGAGGTTTTGTTAATCTATAATACTCTTGCAATGCAGTTAGATTATCCATCTTACTATAATCTTGGTTTAGCATCACGTAGTCTTCTAAGCTTCCACCTGTGTCTTCTACAAAGTCTACTAACTTTTGAATATTTTCAGGTAGAGGTTTACCAGTAGCTTGAGCTTCTACTATAGCTTCTTCAACTTTCTCTTCAAGCTCTTCTACTTCTTCTGTTACTTCTTCAAGAGTGGGTTGGTCATCTTGAACCCGCTCTTCTTCTCCGGTAACTTCTTCAACTGCTGCTTCGACGTTTTCTTCACGTACTTCTTCGCTAGTTTCGGATTCGTCGCGAACAGGTACCTCATCTGTGCTTTGCTCTGTAACGGCATCTTCTTCTTGTGTTATTGGTTTACTTAAATCTATTTTTATAACATCGTCGTTACCTGCAGATTTAAATTTACTTTCATCAACTTCTCGAGTTGTCTGTTCAACTTGTTGAGTTTCCTCAACGTTTTCCATTTCTTGTTCCATAATATATAATATAAAAAATTAGTGTTTATTTAGGGTCAAATGATCCTAGGTTAAATCCACCACCGAGTATATCATTACCGGCAGACTCAAACTTTTTAGGTGAACCACCTGACTTTCTTTGCTCTATAAGTTCACTTTGCTGTGAAGCTTGTATCTTTGTTCTTTCGTCTTTACGATCTTCTTTGTTGTTTTCTCTAGACTTCAAAGCTTCAACTTCCATCTCTCTAAGCTTCATGTTTAATTGAAACTCATACTCCATTAATTGTTTCTTTAAATTAGCTTCTTGTGTTTTAGCTTGAGTATCTAGCTGAGCTTGCGCTTGTGCTAACTGTATTTTAGTTTGAGCAACAACCTGTTCTTTCTGAGCTTCAGCTTGAGCTTTAGCTTGAGCAGCCTGAGTGTTAGACTGTGTTTGCATTTGAATATTTTGCTGTTGTATTTGTCTGTCTCTCTGCTCTTTCTTTTTGCGTCTAATTTTAAGCAGTTGATTAGCTAGCTTTACATTTCTAATCTCTCTAATATCAATAGCATCTTCAAGATTTATATTTTCTTTAGATAAAGCAACTTGTATATTATTTTCTAGTTTAGCTTTTTCCTCTTCATCTGGAGCTAGCTCTAAGAATATGCCAAAGTCGTATAAATGTAACTGACTCATCTCTTCAAGAGTAGCAGCATTGTGAGCGCCTATAGCTTGTATGAAAGCTTCTGATGTAGGTGAATATTCTATAATGTCAGATATTCTAAGAGATAAACACTCTGCTGTTTCTACAGTTAAATACATACCAGCTTGAAGTATGTGTCTTGTTGCGGTGTTTGAGTTTTGAGCAGCTAGCTTTTGTAAACCTACTAAAGCATTTTTATCAGGTGTGCTACCATCTCTAGCTTCGTTTAATCCGGTCACGTCACGTATCATCTGAAGATAGTAATTGTAGTTGCCTATTAATGCTTGCATCTTATTACCACCAGATCCTGAAGTTATTTCTTGAATAGGTACTTTACCAGGGTTCATATCACCTTCTTGTGTAAACGATCTACCAATAACAGAACCTGTTTGGAAGAACATGTTTAAAGCTTCCTGTGGATTATAGTTTGTACCATTACCTAAATCTATTTCAGCTAAACCATCAGCGTCTAAGTAAACACCGTCTGGTACCATGCGAGACATAACTTGCTGTAGCTTTAAGTGCGTAAGTTGTATCATATCTGCAAAACCAGTGATACGACCAACTAAACTCTCTGCTCTACCATTGTAAACTCTAGGAGCTACAATAGCATAGTTCATTTTAACTTTAGTATAATCACTTTTAGTTCGCATCATATTTTTAGACATCTCCCATTTAAGAAGCTTATCTGTCCCTAATATCAAAGCACCTTCATACAAACACTCAACAGATCTTTGCAGTTTAGCAAAGTTTCCTTCCATGTTTTCAGGAGGATTAAACGTGTCGTCTTTAGGTATAGCTCTCTCTCCTCCAGTACCAGTCTCTTTCATTTTATAAACTTCGTTCATAAAAGTCTTGTAGTTGAAATAAAGAACAGATACTATATTGTTATCTACTCTATTTCTACTGCCATGAGAATAATTGTTTCTATAAGCGTAATTAGTCTTTTGTACTTCTTTTAAATCTTCTTCTTTTAAATGCGGAAACTCTTTTACTAACTCATTTATAGGTATTTCTTTAACTTCACCAACATAGTATAGATCATCAAAGTAAGGCGACTCAGTGTAAGAATAAACAATATCAGCTGGATCTACATACTTAACAACAGCTCCTTCAGAAGTATTAAAAGATGTTTTAACAGCACCAATACCTAGAGTTACTAAATCGTAATAAAACCTTTTTTTAATAAGATCGTATTTACTACCTCTCATCAATACGTTTATAGCTTGCTCTTCTGCTAACTCAACTTCTTGTTTATAGCTTAGCTGCATGTGTAGCGCTAACTCTTCTGTATCTTGAGGTAAAGAGTCTCTGTCGTTTTCGTACATATCTATACCAAACGTCTCACCAATTTGATCGTTGAAACTTTTAGTATTCATATCTCTAAGTATAGACTCCATATACTCTGTTCGTTTAGACACGCCGTATGGATCTTGTGAATAAGCTTTTATCTCATAATCTTTATCAGCCATACCATTTACAACAATATCTACGAACTTAGGTATAATTGGAACTGGTTTCCAGTCTAAGTTTAAATAAGATAAATCACCATCTATAGATAATTCATCTTTATACTTTTGTATTGACTGTTCTCCTCTAGCGTATAACCTTAATCTGTGAAAGTTTGCTTGTTGATCTCTGTATCTATTTTTACTTCTACTTTGATCAAACTCAAACCACTCATTCTGTATAGCTTTAGCTACTTTTAACCCGTATTCGTAGCTTATTTTTTCTAAATCACTAACTACTTGACTAGGGAAATAACTATGTGAAACTGATCGAGCCATTTATCTTTTAATTATTTTAGACATATTACCAGAATTGTTGTATCTAGCAAAGTTTATATTTAAATTCTTTTTTTCTTTTTTTGCTACAGGCGTATATAAGTGTCTGTTGCAAGCCATTATTGCTAAGCCAGAGCTTATAGAAGCATCAAACTTAGTTCTCTTGTTAATATCAAACTTAGCCCAATCATTAAGGGTTGCGTTAAAATAAACATTACCGTAGTTACCTTCTTTATCAATACCTACGTGATCATTTATATACATCTCAATAGCAGCAGCGTGGGCTTGTTTTATATCCTCACTCGAGTTAGGGATACCTCCCACTTCGCGCTCTGCTACCGACAATTTGTTCCAAACTTTATCAGGTCTATTCATACTGAATGCTCTATAACCTCTACGCTTAAAATAGTATAATAG